TAAAGAAATATTAAATGTTGTAGTTCCTACCCCAGAAATTTTATAGTTAGAATTATATACACTATCTACAAACAATATTTCAGAATAATTATTTACTTCTTTATCTGAAGTACTAATATATCCAGATTTTTCTAAATTATAATATAATCGAGTTGGGATATTGTCGTCATAATTGATAGTAATTGATGCGTTATTAGAAACCCCAATAGTTCCTATTCCAGATAATGGAATTGATATAAACTCATTTTTATAATCTTTATCATAATAAATCTTAAAGTTATATCCCACCAAAGAATTATCTGATAAATTAAATACCAAATTATTATTTTTAAATGATATAATCTGGGGATTTATTAACGAAATGCTTTGATTAGATCCACCAGTACTGTTAATACCTACTATCGTTGGAGGGATTGTTTCTGAATCAATATATGTTTCGCAAAGTTTTATAGAATTATCATTAACCCTATAGACATAATAAAATCCTGTTGATAATCCAGACGCAACTGAATTTGAAGAATATAAGACTTTATCACCAGTATTTAAATTGTGCGAATTGATCAGAATTGTATCGGTTTCTGTATTAATTCCACTAGAATTGAATGAAATTGGATTGATTAAAATATTACCGGTTATCAAATCTCTCTTAGTGTAAATTGATGTTGATGTTCCAATTCCCACAGAAAGATTTGGTTCAACATTTAATTTAATATTATCTTGATTGGAAAGTTCATGAGAAGTTGAAACTGAAACAACGGACTTAATTCTTTCAACCTTTCCAATTATTTGAGGATAAATGCTTTCGAATGAATATTTGTCAACATTACTTCCATTGGTTATAAAAAATACATCAGAAGAACTAAGACTAGTTCTAATTCCAATAGTATTAATATTTTTATTTGTTACATATACATTTTGAGGTAGAGGGAATGTGCCGGAAGTTGGTGAAGTTGAAATTGAAATAACTGTAGGACCATTAAATATTACCTTCTGATTATTAGAAAATGGATGATTTTCAATATAAATTCCTTGTGTGGGAATATTTCTAGTGATATTTGAATCGCCAAATTTGAAGGTTGTTGTAATAGTGATGCCAGGGGTAGTTCCAATTCCTACTGATTGTACTGGATTGAAAAATACCTTGTCATTTACTTCAGATTCAAAATAATCTATTTTTTGTGGAATAGTAAATGAATCTGGAATAAAATTTATTTGAGTGGTGGCAGTATGAGATACTCCAGCAGATCCTCTTTCTACTTTAAGAATATTAAGATTTTTATATACTTCTAATATTGATAATATTTCTTCACCTATCGAAATACTACTTCCTACAGATACTGTAGTTGGAAGTTGTGTGACATAAATTTCGGTAGTTAATCCGGATATTGGCGAAGAAGGAACATCTTTAAGAACATTTGAATAATAAGAAGAACCCCGAATCTTATAAGAATTATTTAATTTAGATAGATTAGTAGAAAATCCTGAAATTACAACAAAGTCATTATTTGATAGATTATGATTTGGTTTAATCGTAACTTTTACTTCTTCTCCATTTTCATATGTAAAAATTGCATTTTCGTAAGTTTCTACAGAAGTATCTATTTTTACGATGTTTTTTCCTTCAATTGAAGATACTCTTGCGAGTAATCCTCCACCTGAAGTATTGCTATCATCAAAATTTAATACATCATTAACTTTATAATTAGATCCGGAATTCACAATATCAAAACCAATTATAAATCCTTCAGAAACTGATTCAACAATCGCTTCTTGTGCGGTAATTTGATCTACCTCATTTATGAAGTCATTTTTTGCATAATCATCAGAAACCTTATAAGGTAGGGTATTTCTGAGTAAATTTGAGTTATTAAAATCAAATTGTTGATTTAAAATGGAATTTTCTTTTATTGTGTTTGATCTATACTTATTCCCAATAAAATATGGAAATATGGGATTTGAAAAGATATCTATAGTCGAAAAATAAGCATATACGCCATCGGGAAATTCTGGGGTTTTTCCAAATCTTCCATTATTTTCATCTAAATCTCCAGAATTTGTGTACTGATAATCTTCAACAAAAAATCCCGATGAAAAACTATTAGGTCTATCGATAATATTTGAAGAATTCAATACATATCCGGATATTAGACGCTTAGGAATGGTGTTTGAATCCTCTGGATTGGAATGCCCATAAGGTCCGTAAATTGGATTTCCATCATACGCCCACCCAATTATATTGGATACCATAGATTCATCATCATTGAATGAGTTTCTCAAATTCTCAAAATATCCACAAACTGAGTACTGCAATTGATTTTCAGTCTCTCTTAAAATTTCATCACCAAACTTTACATTATGATTGACCGTTAAATCCCTAATATTAGCATCTAAAATAGCACCAGAACCCGCCGGTTTTACTTCAATTGACGTAGAAGAACTGGAGTATCCAATTCCGGCATTTATCACTTTAATATCTGTTATTCTTTGATTTGTAATAATGGGTCTTAAATCTGCTCCAGAACCACCACCGGTTAAATCAGTTATAATCAAATCGGGAGTTGAATAATAATCATTTCCACTATATTCAATATTTACTGAATTAATTTGACCGTTTATAATGATTGGAGTTAATCTTGCCTCCCTGCCATTTTTTATGGATATTGGTGGTTTTTTCTCAAGATTTAAAATTGTTGATCCATATCCAGTTCCACCTTCATATAGATAGGCATCAACAATAGTACCTTTAACCACAGGAGTTGTCACAAGAGATTGAACTTGTTGAGTTGTCGTGCCAAATCCAACAGGAGTATATTGTATAGAAACTGAAATATCCGGATAACTAAAATATTGATATCCAGATCCTGTGGAAGAAAATCTAACGTAATTTTTTCTGTTATAGTTTAATATGTTAGTTCCACCAATTCCGGCATCACAAAGTCTAAACGAATCATCGGTATTTCTTAAGACATAGTATTGAGATAATGTAGAAATGCCGATTGTGGATGTTTCATATTGATATGTTACGAGTTCTCCACTCCCAAATCCGTGTTTTGGGAAATTAATTGTATGATTATTCGTAGATATTCCGGCAGAAGAAACAATTAATTTTCTATTTGTATATCCACTACCCCCATTTAGTACCTTAACCTCTGATATTGTATTTTTGAATAGTGCAGTTGAAAACTTATGTATTCCTCCTGCATTAATTCCATTAAATTTGACAGTATTAATTCCGGACTGATAATCAGAATTGGACTGATAAAGTCTGATAGTTCTGTTATTGTCAATTTTAGAATAATATGTAGAATTATTAATTAAAGTTAAATTTGTAGTTCCAATCCCAATTGGCAAGTTACCATTAGAATTGTAAACTATAGATTCTCCATTACTTAAATTATGATCTGTTATAAACAATAATTGATCTGTGGTTGAGCTAATTCCCCCAGAATTTGTTGTCAATCTTCCATCAAATAAAATATCTCTCTTTCTTTTCGTGATAATTGGTTCCAATACACAATCAGATCCATTACCGCCAGTTATTCCGATAGAAACAATTGTATTAATGTCATAGTCCTGTGAGTCGATGTAAACTTTTTTAATTGATCCTCTAACTACCGGACTAACCAAAGCGGTATCTCCAAGTCCAGTAGAAACGGATAGTAGTGGAGGATTGATAACATCATAGTCATTTCCACCATTTAATACATTAATAGATTTTAGTGGTCCGTAATAAACTTTATCATCTGATTTGTAATTAACAATTTCTACACCATTAATCAACATTCCAACCGGACCGGGAATTGTTAATTCTCCAGTTCCAGTATCGATACTTTGAGATAATGGAAATTTTTTTAATAGTTTTTGTGCGTCTATTATTCCGGATTTTTGAGAATATAACGTAAATTTATGTTGATTTTGGGAATTAAATGTTGAATTTAAACCAAATGTTAAAAAGTTATCAGTTCCAACAAATGATCTTGACGAAAATACTTTTATTTTATTGGGTGGATCTAAAACTTGTATATAATAATCTCCAGTATCTAGACCTACAATTGGAGTTCCTGATGGTTGATAATAAATTCTATCCCCACCAATAAAGGGAACCTCATTTTGAAATACTATACTAGTATACTTGTCATCAATTATATCGGTTATTCCTACTCCAACAGATGTTTTAATGTCTTTTGTTATTCTATATGTAAAATTTCCAGAATATTCATCTCTTCCTGATGGTAGTGAATTGGAAGATACATATGCATACTCATTATCAGTATATAAATTTTGAATATCCGATATAATAACGTTATTTCCAAACTGTATAGGAACTATAGTACTATTTGCGGTGTTAATTTTTCTTCTTAAATCGTATTTTGCACCAATCTCTACAGAAAATCCAGAATTATTATTAATCTCAACTCTATTTTCTGCTGGTATAATATTAGAAATATAAGCACCAGATGATGAAACTACTATGTTAGTATCTCTTTTTAAAATTTCAACTTGATCGCCAATCTTTAAACTTGATCTGTCGATTTGACTTTTTAAGATAAAATTGCTAATGTTTTCTATTTTGTATCTAGATGCAGTATTGTATATCCAAGAATTTGCAAAAATTTCTTTATATGTTTTGTTATTTTGTGGATTTTCGATTAAATCGCCAATATTTTTAACAGAAATTATTTGCCCATCATCTAGATTTAAGGTATCGGATACTTGTACGAATTTAGATAATACTCCGGCAAGTCTTAGCTCAACTTTTTTGCTTAAATCTCCGTTTTCATAACCAAAATAAATTTCATCTGATCTTATGTTGTCAGTTGATAAAATTTCCGATGTAATTCCACTACACCCAAAAAATTGATTAATACTTTTACTAGTATAATTAATCTTATTATTTCCAGATACAAGTGCTCCTTTTTCAGGAAATCCAATCGTGGAGTCTACTGAAATTGCCGAAGATCCAATAGAAACATTTGTTATACATTTTGTATTTGGAGTAATTGTAAAATTTCCAAGAACAGCAGAAAAATTTTCATATCCAACAAAAAGTGAAATTTTAAAGTATGGAATATTATTTCTGGTAAATATTTCTACTTCGGAAATTGAGGCGCTGGTATTTTCATCATTAACTTTTTTAAGTGTTTGTCCAACCAATTTAGAAGGATCTCCAGAAATTCTCTCTGCGATTAAAACTTCTCTTCTGATAAATTCTGCGGAGGATGGTTTAATTAAAAAATTCTCTAGGTTTACAACCTGTGGTGTTACTCCATATAAAATATTAAATAAAATTCTAAATGATTCGTCAGTTCCTTTTGATTGATAAAAAGATTTTGCTTCTTTTATAAAATTACCAACATTTAAATTTGATACAAAATCATATTCCTCCAATCCAGGAGTGAAAGTATATTTTAATTTTTTATAAAATTCTTTTAAAAATAAAGAACTTAAATTTTGTATTAGTACCCCACTATTATGAGAAGCAGCTTCGGATTCGGAAAATACCAGTTCTTCTTGATTTAAATTTTTATGATAGTCAACAATTCCACTAAATCCACGAATACAACCGGTAAATGTATTTGTGGTGATTCCGGTGTAGGTAATAATTTCATCATCAATTTTGAGTAATCCATAAGTTTGAGGAAACCCTTTAGTCGAAGTAACTGTAACAATTCCGGAAGATGATGAAATATTAGTGGATAATCTGACAGAATCTACAATAACTTCGGGAGTTAAATTATCTAATTTTAAATATTGATCTAAATTTTCTGCAATATCAATTACACCACCTTGATATTCCTGAGAAATATAATATTGTTTTAGAAATTCTGCCGTATTGGGACTTTCATCCAAAATAAAATTTGGAAGTTGACTTTCTATAACTTGTTGAACCTTAACTCTAGATTCGAACCCAGTCTGTATCATATTATACTCTTATTAGATTCCCGTTTGAATAACTTGAGGTGTAGTAGTCTTTGATAAATGCCGTTCCCGATATTTCATCGCCCGAAGCAATTACATCTCTTACCATATTTATTGTGCTTTTTTCGATACTAAAATTTAAATATAGATCTCTTAATCCAACAACATCATTCGATTCCGGAAATGCCTGTATTTCAATAATATCATTTGGTTTAGATGTTGAAATAATATTCAATGGTCCTAATGTAATTTCTCCCTTGATATAATCAACCTTTCCGGCAGATTTTGCAACCACTCTTGTGGATCCGTCACTTAATGGTCTTACTATTGACAATATTCCTTTTCCGCTTCCATCTAAATTTCCACTAGAATCCTTGTTTGGAACATCTGTCAAATATACCGTGTCTGATTCTCCTGAAATTTTAAATCCGGTACTTTTAATATTTAATCCAAGTGGATTAATATGAAATTTGTTTCCAAAACATAATTCATATTGAGTAACTTGATTTATTAGTGCCTTTAGGTCTCTTCTAATTTTAACCTTGGTGATATTAGAGGTTATGGAAGTATCGGTATTATCAATTATCTGAAGAACTTTGCTGTATTTGAATCTTCCGCCAAATGAGTTGAGATCGACAGATGTTGAGTATTCGGTTAATGAATTTATTACTTTTGTTTTTAGTGATTCTAATGATGATACTTGATTGTAATTATAATAAATTGATGAATCAATTTCAACATACAATACTTTAAGGTCAATTATTTCTTGATTAATTCCACTGATACTATATTGCTTTAATTTATTTTTAATTTGTTGTTTATTAAAATCTGAAACAAAGGTTCCATTTTTTGGTTTAATGCTTATAAATACTGTTCCAAATTGTGCAGGAACAAGTTCTTCTCCCCCAATAACAGCAACTGATTCTGTATCCGGATATATTCTTTTTATAATTGCCTCATAATCTCTCGAAGTTACCGCTCTATATTGTGAGGAATATATTCTCGGAGCAAAATACTTAACAGAATCTACTGATTCTATTTCTGATCCATTTTGAGATGACTGATTTGTTGTGATTGATACTGAACCTATATTAATTGTTGCTCCTTCTGCATTTCGAATACTTCCGGCAAAAGAAAAGGAAGATGCTCCATTACCTTCTTCTCCGTCAGTTACGATATAATTTACGGTAATGACAGCATTATTTTCTAATTTTTGCCCAATAATGCCATCACCAAAAAGCAATTCATACTTTTCATCCTGAACTTCTTGTAAAAGATAAATTTTTGAGTTTGAATTGACTTCAAGAATATTATCAACCGAAAAATATTCTACACCAACACCACTATCATTAATTCCTTTCACATAAACGGAAATGGTCGAAGTATCAATGAAAGAATTATTCAATATAAATCTTTGATCTAATGATCCATCAACAATAAATTGTTTTGTGAGAAATGTTCCCTGATAAATTTCAATACCAGTACTAATACCAACACCACTAGTTCCTAAATTTGATTGATTAAAGGACGCGACTCCGGTTACCACATTTGCCGAGATATCATCCGGAATTGAAAATGTATATGAGGTATTATCAACACTACCAACACACACCAAGCCCGCCTGTAAGGTGACTACAGAAGTATTTGTGGTTACTGGTACATTAAAGGATACTAGTGCTTTTGCCGCTGTTCTGGAGCGTGGCACATAACCAATATTTCTGGCGAGTGAGACTACATTTTCTCTTAATGTTGCCGAATCCAAAAAGGATTCATTCACAATCATGTTTGAGTTAAATGCGGTAATATAGGTATTATACGCTAGAGTGTCGATTAATACTGAAAAATTAGACCCCTCAAAGTCAAAATCCGTGAATGTGGAGTTAGCACGGAGATAATCTTTAATCGAAGTCTTTATCTGATCAAAATCCAGATTTGTAAATTTAGTGAAAGGCATTTTATCTTGTTGCCTCTAATATGAATGAGTATTCTTGAGTTGGTATTTCTTGACCTATAATATCGAAAATAATTGTTACATTAAATGTATTATCATCGGGAATCGGGTCAACCTGGACTATTACATTATTCACTCTTGGTTCAAAGTTATTAATTGATATTTCAATTTGACTTTGTATTACTGATGCAGTACCAAAATCGACAAATTCAAATAAACTTCTTGTAATATCAGATCCTAATATTGAATTGAAGAATCTTTCCGTTGGAATAGTTTCTACAATATTTCTTACTGATCTGCGAATTGCATTTTCATTTTTTAATATTGGCAGATCCTTTGTTACTGGATGAGGTTCAAAGGATAAGCTGATATCTTTAAATGATCTGGATATCCTTTGAATTGCCATCGAATAAAAGTTTTTTATTTATTTATACTTACTTCCAGGAAGAACCATAGTTTGGTTCGGTTCCGTAGGTCCAGTCATCGTAATCTTCGTCATTACGAATTTTTTCATGAAGCTCCTGTTGTTTTTTGAGATCATGTTTTGGTGCAGTATCGTGCATAACTTCTTGAATCACTCTTGTTGGGGGTACTTTTTCATAATCTGTAATCAATTTTGATGTTCCCCACATCTCTCTCATGTAATTTTTGTCTCTATCCACGGGTAAATTTGACATTTTTTGCTCCTGTTTTAAAGTTAAAACAGAACTTTTATAAAGGAGGTTCCTATCTCCCTGTATTATTTAACGATTTACTTCTCGTAGATTATAATTGTAGGAATTTAGGTATTTAAGTAACTCAATTACAACAAGTCTTGGATTTCCTTCACCACAGGTATATACGTCAATTGCCACACAACCATTTTCTGGCCATGTGTGGCATGATACGTGACTTTCGGAAAGAGAGATGACAATAGTGCATCCCTGAGGAACAAAACAATGGGAAAAAATGTTTAAAATTGTCATTTTTGCACGAGTAATACCTTTCTCCATTGCTTCTTGAAGGGATATTACGTCGTTTAGTATTTTAAAATCTACATCGTACACCTCTAAAAGGAGATGTGTTCCCATTGAATACTGTTCCAATTCAAATAAATCTAAAAAATCTATTTATTTAAGATTTCCAATGGTTATTTGGTTGCTCCCACCAAAAATGAAGGTCTTCTTGAGTATCATCATAGTATAAACTAACAAAATCACTCTTAAAAGCACTATAAACGTTCTCGCATAATGCTACTGTATGAGCATTTATATTCATTATCTGCATAATCCAAGAATAATTACCCCCACGAATAACTCCCGCTTCAATCAAAACAAAATTATCCCATTTTGTTTTCCATTTCATAAAGTTTTGAGTAAATTCACCTTTATAAATGCTGACATCTTCGTCTGGAAATGGTACATTGACTGCTTCAATATGAAAAATCTCCCCGTCCATTGATAATGAATGAGAGAGATGTTGTGTTACAATTGCAGAATAGTCAGGAGACACCATAAGAAAACAAGTATTAGACGGATGAATATCTAAATTTGCCATTTTAATCTTATATGTCATTTCCTGAATTAAAGATTTTTCTCTATCTTCAGAGATAAAGAGAATTTTTTTCATTTATTTTCCTTGCCCTCGGTATTTTTTTCTTGCTTTATTTCGTGATGTTGCTGAATATTTTGTATTTAAACCCATTCCTTGCTTTGTTTTTTTGGGAAAAGATTCAATTTCTTGTTTACCACCGGATGATTTTTTGATTGCCATAGTTATTCTCCTATAATTTCGGTTTCAATTTCGTTTGGATTTGGAGAACCTGTCTGATAAAACTCAGCTGCAAGGTCCTCCATAATATTAAAGTACTCTTCTTCCGAGAGATTTGAGTATATTTTTCTACCATTACATAGAATATTATATACTTCCTTCATTTTTCTCAGATAATGCGTGTTTTTTCGTGCCCGACTCGAATGCGAGGGTCACACCAAATCTCAAATCCTGCTTCTTTTGCATCTAAACAGAAAGATACGTCCTCTCCACACATATCCTGAACCTCTCCAGATTCAAAGACTTGCATTTTTGGAGCAAACCATGGATATTTCATTTCGGAGTGTTCGAATACTCCTTTTTTAATGAGTAACCAACCAAAACCGGCATAATCCACCGTAAATGGTTTGCGTCTTTTGCTGATACTATCAACTGTTTCGTGATTCATGACTCCACCATTATTACGGAAGTCATCTTCTTCCATCCAGTGAGCAACAGATGTGGTATGACCGTCTTCTGTGGCATACCATCCGGAGGCAAT